TTTAAAAATTTCTTTTAATTTATCTGGAATAGGTAAATCCAATTTATTAGCATTTTCAATTATTGATATACCTTCATTTCCAATATAAAAACAAATTACTAATCCTCTTACAGCACCGCCAGTATTTATAAAATATTCATCAACTAAGCTTGCTATTCCAACAAGTAACAACATGAATACTTTTTTAAATATACCTTTGAATCCAATTTTACTATTAGCTTTACTAAATGTAATAGCAACCATTACACCAGATATATAATCAACAATTATAAATGCTATTAATGTATATAAAAATCCATCAACACCACCTAAAAACCAGCAAATAAAGCTTCCTAATAATGCAAAAACTATTTTAATTTTATTTTCCATAATTTCTCCTTATCTAGTGTAACTAATTAATTTTAGTAATTTTCATGTAAGAATTTTCAGAAACTATTGTATTGCTTGCTTGCGCCGTATTTTGTGCCCACTGAAAAGTAATTGTTCCTGATGAAGAAGTAGATACCAAGAACTTTTCTAAAATCGCATTTGCTGTCGTTACATCAGTGCCGTAGGCAACAGATGTCGTTAGATTATGTCCTGTTGCTCTCATATTTGTATCTGTATTATCCGTAGAAGATGTAGCAGCACCAAAACAAGCCCTAGTAGTTACCTGTGTTATACCTCCTGTTATAGCCCATGCAGCCTTAAAATCTGCATTACTAGCACCATTTACAGCAAGTTTTAATTCAACTTCATATAATCCGTTTTCTCCCAATTTTGCAGTTAATTCATCATCATTTTGCAATACTGCCGAATTGTTAACTGTTTCAGAGACTGTTTTTTTAATTATTCTAATTTTATTTTCCTGAAAATCAAAACCTTGAGAATGAGACAAAATAAAATCTTCCACAAGACTGTAACTTTCGTCATCCATACTACCAAAATATAAACACCCTTCATCAGTTATAGATGTTATATATTCAACTATTTTTGTAAGACCATGCAGTTTTGCGATTGCTCTTACTGTTGTTCCATTTTTTTCAAAAGTTAGTTCTAATTCTTCGCCAAGTGTAAAATTAGAATCCAAATTTACAAAAGAAGAACCACCTACACCAGCTTCATTATAGTACATATATAAATCATTTCCATATAAACCTATTTGAATATAATTGTCTGAATCTACATACCATACTAAATTTTGACTTTCTCCTATATAATTACATGTTATTTTACACTTAAAAATAAAATTAGATCTATCACAAAAAGGTATATGCAACATATTAACATATCCTGCTGGATTTAAAGCTTGTATACATAATTTATTATATTTTTGGTCATAATAAAGACAATAATAATCGTAAATTATACTAAATAAATTTTCAAATGCAGTGCCATTATATAATTGAAAAGGATTATAATATCCAGCATATACAGAATCTTCTCTAATTAATTGTGCATATTGGAAAGATACATATTTATTTTGCTGACTTGCATTAGAGTACCATTCACATCTAATGTAAGTTATATTATCCCATCCTGGAGGAGTTCCGCCACTAGTAAAAGCACTTTTAGCAATAGATATAAAATTCCAGCCAGTAACCAGACTTGCTGCTGCTGTAATCTTATAATAACAATTTGTATTATCTGAGCCTAATTTAAAATACAAATTAGTTAAAGCAGCCACATCATCTATATATACAATCAATAATACATGGTCATCTGCACCGCTTACATTTTCATTTGGAAAAACTGTAAGGTCAATACTACAAGCCTTATACATACATAAATATCCTGCTGTATTGTCTGGTTCTAATAATTTAACAGATTGATTATGCATAAGATAATTTGTAGTATCATTTGAAATTGTTCCACCAGTGTCCATCGTCCAATCTGTAGAGTCTTGAAAAGCTTCAATCTCTTTAGTATTACATTGATACATTACATTTAAATAATCAGATAGCCTAAATGTCTGACTACGTCTTAATTCTTCATCTACTAAAGATAGTTTATCTTCACTATTGTTTAGATGAGTTTGATTAATCGCTGGTGCAATTGTATTTGCATATACAGTTTTTGTATAATCTCCGAAATTAGCCATGTTTCACCTTCTCTATTTTTAAAGCTGGAGTTTTACTTCTATCTGGCTTACCTAAATTTATACATTTACCATTTTTATTTTTATGCTCTAACCTTGTAATTTTAGCCATTACAGACATTACATTATATTTTTCTTTTGTATCTTTATCTTCTTTTTCTGTCTCTATATGCTCTACAGAGTAAATTTTTATAGGGCATTCCTTCAGCAAATTTATTATTTCCAGTCCAAAGCTTGCTAAAATATTTTTTTCGTAGTCAACATCATCTTTTTTAATCTTATATTCTTTCCTAAATTCATCCATTTTCCACCTCAACTAATCGTATCTATTCGATTTATTAAAAGCTCTATACCACTACTTTTTGTGCCATAACTCCAAAGAACATGACTTATTAAACGCCCTGTATCTACTATTGCTGTTGCTGTATTACCTGCAAAGATACCTAATTCCTGTATATCTTCACCATTTGCGTCAGAATCAGTTATATAAAATTCAGTTGTTACAATGCCTGTGGCTGTATATATTTGCGACACAAAATTAGTCCTGAATACTTCATTTGTTAGCGTTGTATCTGTTACTGCTACTGCTGTATTATTATCCCCGATTGCTAAATACTTAATAGCAAGGTTTGGAGCCACATTCATAAAAATTTTTGCTTCTGATTCTAGGCAGATATTTGTTATAAGGTTGTGTATTTCATCTATCTGCTTATACTTATTATCTTTATAGATATTTTTCTCAAAGATTCTAAATATACCAGTGTGTAATTTTTTTTCTTTAAATTTATAAATCATAATTTCTCCTAATCTGTTACACCATCTGCACTGCTTGAACTGTTGTTCGGGTAAAGTGTATCTGCTGGATATAAGTCATCGGCTGGATATAATAAATCATCATAAATAGTTATGTCGTATTCTCCTGCATGGCTGTGTATATCACTATCTTCTTTTAAATCTATTACTATTTCATTATCATCTAATGTAATTTTTTCAGGTTTGATAAGGTTTTTCAAAAATTCTTCCCATCCACCTAATTCCGCGCCATCGAGAATTTTATAACTATATATTATTGTTTCATCATCTATTGGCTGCCAAGTACAAGATTCAACTAAAAATGTCTCATTTACAATATTCCTAAGACTATCATTTACAATTATTTGCTCCATCGGATTATATGTATGTTCATATAAATCAAATGTTATATTATCGCTTATCTCTGCGTATTTTTCAATTAAAGTTTTTGCATATTTAAGTGCATCATATTTATTTTGTAGCAGCTTATTCTCTACGTAATGCTCATATGTTCCTCTATTTGCAATTTCACCAGAATTTTTATAAATAATTAAGAGAGGAATTAAAGGTTTATAGCTTATTCTTATCCTGTCTCCGCCTGCATAATTTAAAGCAATACCACTATCATTCTGAGAAAATTGTTGACTATTATATGTCCATAAAAAATCAAAGTCACTATCTGAGTCAATCCCAAGTACTCCAACACTTGATTCTATCCATGTTGCTCCACTATTACTCGATACTTCTATTTTTGGAGCTTCGGCAATCTTATATTTAGTTGTATAAGTTTTTATGTTTCCATCACCAGGAGGTGTTGGAATTTCATTTACTCTTAAATCTGCTACATATGGAGAACCTTTGACAATCTGATAATTTCTATAGTTTTGCATACTTCTTTTTCTTTTAAAATTATCAAATACAGTTGTATTCCTATCAAATCCAGTTGCATTTATTACATATCCGATAGAATAAAAATTTAATTTCTTATTTTTATCTATATTCCATATATAATTGCCAAAATCGCAAAGTTTATTAAAACACTCTGATAATGTTAAATAGTTAAATGCAATATAATTTAATACAGGTAGATCTGTTTCAATTGTTCCTTCTGTTACTCCAAAATCATAATTGCTATCTGTGCTATTATTTAAATATCTGGTTCTTAAATCTTTTACAATATAATTAATAGATTTATTCTCATATACTATTTTTGCCTTGGGTTGATTTGCTATCTTTGTAAAATCTTCTATCGTACAATCATAGTACAATATATCATGTATTTCTTCATCATCATCAATATCTGTTAGTATTCCAGCATGTAATAAATTTAAAAAATCATCATAAAAATAGCACTCTTTGCCACATTCAATAGTTTGTCCATTATCATCAACTATTTTACATCGCATAGATGATACATTATTGATTCTTTCCTCTACACGCCATTCAGGTGAAATAATTACTTCAAAACCAGTTATATTTGTGCCATTGTAATAAAAAGTTTGACTCAATTATCTCACCCTTTCTTAAAATTCATATATGATTGAAGTTTTTGCATTGCTGGATCCATCATTTTGTTGACATCATCTTTATTAAAAAATTTGGGGTTATTTATTTGTAAGATAATTCTTTCACCTATAAAACCATTTCCAGTATTATTAGCCCCAGAATATGCAACATTATTTAAGTTTGAATTTATATTATCAATTCCAAAATTTCCAGATAATACACTAGCTGCACGATTTGAAGCATTTTTTATTTTATACATATTTTTAATAAGTCCAGATTCCATCATTGCCATTAAATTTGGTGTCCACTTATCAGCATTTGAACCTGGTCCTTCTTTGGTTGGAGATGAAAATCCTAAGAAATCTTTTAATTTATTTGCAACTTTTCGAGCTGCTTCACCTACTTTATTAATTCCTGATTTTATACCATCTACAAGATTATTTATTATATTTTTCCCCCATGTTAAAGCATTTTTTGCAATATTACTTACTGTTGTTTTTATATTATTAAAAGCATTAGAAATTGCTGTTTTTATACCATTTACAATATTTCCTATAGTATTCTTAACAGAATTCCATACATTACTCGTAGTACTTTTAATTTTATTCCATATACTAGATACTAGATTATAAATGCTATTAAATACATTTAATATTA